CGGTCACGCTGTCGCGCCCCCATCCGCCGGTGATTGTGATCGGCACCCCGCCCGGGTTGTCGTTGCGCAGCTGGAAGCCGGCCAGCACGTAATTTGCCGGGTCAATGGCGGTGATGATCCGACCATCGTCGCGCATCCCGGCCACGGTCGAGAGCCACCACGTTTCGTAAGCGTAGATCTCGGCCCAGCTGATCGACGTGCGGCCAGCCAGCACAAACCGCATCAGCGTGTCGTCGATCGTGATGCCGGTCACTGTGCCGCCGTCGATCGCGTTGGCGGCGTAGACCGTATCCGGCGCCTGTGTGACCAGGAATGACGCGCCCGCGCTGGTCAGCGTCCCCAGTTGCTCGACAAACCGGCTTGCCGCAGTCGCTCCGCACTGCATCGCTCGCAGACGCAGTGTCTTGTCTGCTCCCGGGTAGACGATCGGCAGCGACAGGGCGCCACTCGGGACGCCGACGTACAGCTCGGTGGCGGAGGCAACGTCCCAGATTTGCACCAGCGTGCCAGCATCCAGCGCGGACGACGTGACCGAGACGTGCAGGCCGGTGGCGTCGGTGTACGGACCGGTGACCGCGCCAGAGCCGCTGAACACCACGGTGTAGGTGGTGGCGAACGTGCTGCCGTCACCGGTGACATGCACGGGCGTAGCTTGGTTTGCCGGCTGCACCAGATCGGCCAGCATGGCCTGCAGCGCCTCGCTGGGCGTCACGGCGCCGCTGATCGTGACCGTGCTCGTGCCGTGGTTGACCGACACCGGCAACGCAAGGGCGGCAGCCTCGGTCAGCGTGATGCGGGCATCGGTGATCAGCTCGGCCCGAGGTAGCCACTGATACCCCCATTGCCTGACGCTCTGGACCATCGGGTAATGGTAGATGCCGCCAAGCCAGACAAAACCGGCTGTGCTCGTGCTCTGCACCGTGACCGTTACCGTGATATCTCCGGTCGATGTTGGCGCGAACGTGAACGCATGAGAAAACCACCGGTCGGCAGTTGCCGGGCACGTCCATGAGTCAGTAACACCCTGGCCGCTGAGCGAGATAATCGGGGGCGTTGCTGTGCCATACGTAGCATCAAACTGCAGCGCAGGGTTAATTGTCTGCGTAACACCTGCAATCGCTTGTATTTTGAACTGATAAATTATTGATTGGCCAGCTACTTTTGGACGTATCTTGACGGAGAATGTTTCCCTGTATGTCGTAGTCAGGTCAGTTTCACAAATTCGCCAGTAATTCAAATTCCGGTTGTCTTCCTGTACGCCAGCAAGTGCCGTAATTGCTACGACCGATGTTTTTGACACTGGATTGACAGTGTTATCACCGGTCAGCGCGGCATTTAGCAGTGTTACGCCGGATAGCTGCGCGCTTTCCTGCATGTATGCTGCAGACGAAATCAGCCTAGATGTTGAATCAATGCTTCCGCCATTTACAAATAGTCGCCCTTGGACTGTAGATATTGCTCCGGCCGCTGAGCCGCTTTTTACTGGCGCATTATTGGCTGTCAAATCCCCAACGCCTACTTGATAGGCTAGCGACCTAGCCCACATTGCTGCGCCAGTTGACCCGCCAATGGACCCGCCATTAGTGCTAATAACTCCCCCAAAAGTATTTATAGCAACCACATCGCTGCTGAGTGTCGCCTGCGCTCCCTGCCCGTAGGATGCAAACCATCCGCTAGGAGCGGCCGAGTATGCAGCTGTATTTGATACGGTGACAAGACCAAAATTAAGCCCTTGGGCGGCAAGCATTGCGCCAGTGCCAATTGTGCTCAGGTTATGCGTCCACTCGCATGCGATCCCAGAAATAGATACATCAACATGTGATGAATATGATACTCCCGTATATTGTGGGGATGTGCTGCTAGTCACCCATCCTGCGCAGCCAATATCCTCAAACCTTGCCCCGCTTGTAATGTCAAGATTTTGCTTCCGGCCAGTCGTTGCATCACCTGCATACATACTAAAAAACGTTGGGAACAAATTTGAGTATGGCTTGATTATTACATTGGACGAAAGATTGCATACATACGCACCAACAGCATTTGACACGGATGCGGCTGCGCTCAGCGTCCAGTTTATACCAGCCCCGGAAGCAAGCGTAGTTCGCTGCGACCGGCTTGGGTCATTGGTATCTGACTGGATAACAACAACATCCCCAACTGACCACCCGGTCGCATTATCGACAGATATAGATGCTGACCCCGCAGATAGCGGGCTGGTCAGTTTTGCATTTCGCTTTTTTGCAACGCCATTGATGGATATACTGCCAGCAGTTGACGAGTTTGGTAGGTACGCAAACCCATGTTTACCTATTGCAAGTGACGCAGAATCATTTAGGACTAGGGTGGCAGTAAATTCAGACGGTATTGGACCGGCCGTCGTGCCAAAATCAATAGATCCTCCTGCAGCCTGCGCAATAGTCCCACGGCAAACCAGCGTTGTTGATACTGACCGGCTGGCCTTAAGAGTGCCAGACACAACAATACCATTTGATGTTGCCGTGGTGCTGCTGGCATCATTACCAATAACAGAATATGTCCTGTCATTTGTGACAACATGACCCGCAGCGATGATCACCTGATCATCCACCATATCGACGCTGATACTCGTGGCGCTGGCGGGTATCGCCACCCGCAGGCCAGGCGCATCGATCACAATATTGCCAGCGGTGGATGCGGCCAAGCCGGTCGCTACCCGGTATTGCTCTGAGCCGAACTTGAGCCACTTGCCGGCCGTCACCACAGGCCCTGTGGCTGTCACCGGGATGCTGGTGGCGCCGATGGCAACAGCCGCTCCCGTCGTCGTGCGGGTGCCCGCGTAGGTAGTGCCTGGCACAACACCGCCGACCCATGTCGATGTGGCTGATGCGAGGCCGCTGGCAGCGCTGGTGATGGTAGCCATTACGCGCGCTCCGCCCGAACCGACTCAATCCAGCCGTTCCTATCGCGTTGGATTGTGAATACCCAGCTGCTGACGTTGGGCTGCTGTTTTGGCATCACCGCCTCTACGTTTACTGTCGTTTCCGGAACTTGCACATCTACCTTTGCTGGAGATACATTTACCACTGGTGCGCGTTGAGCGGACACTGCCTTGACGACATCACCAATCAGCTTTGCATTTTGCTCCGACAGTACGCCAGCCATGTGATTGAGCGCGTCCGCAACCTCGTTGCGAGGCTCTGCAATCAGGCCGCGCCTACGCGCCTCAATCAATAATTCTCGGTCCCCTCCGGACAATATTCCGCGCCGCTCGGCCTCAACCACAAGCGCCAATTTGCTCATTTCTGCAAGGCCCCCAGCAGCTCGCTGTCGCTCATCATGGACGGATCGACAGGCACAGACGGCGCGGCGGGCGCAGCAGGTGCGGCGGGTGCCGGCACGCTTTCAGGCGCTTCGCCTGGCTCGTCTTCGGGCTCTCTGATGTCATCCATCACTTCCGGCTGTGCCGCTGTTTCGATCTGCGCAGCCTGGCCGCTGAGCGTCGCCACGCCAGGATCGGCGCTGGATCCCAGGGATATGGCCTCGTTCATGACCTTGATGTGCGCCAGTAGGCTATCGATCTGCTGCTGCCGCTCCTTCAAGTCCTGGTCACGCTCCTTGATCTTTAGCTCGGCATCCTTGCGCTTCGAGTCGGCAACCGCAAGCATGATCTTCGGATCGTCCATCGGGTCAGGCGGAGGCGCTGGCTCGGCTTTGCTCGGGTCTTGGAAATACTTCTCAGGCGACTTCTCGCCGAGCAGTTCGGCAAACTTGGCTGCGCTGTTGTAGAGGTTGTCCGGCTTGACGAGGCCGATCTGCATCAGCGCATCCTGCCGGGCCATGATCATCTGCTGCCCCTGCATCTTCTGTCCTAGGTTTGCAGTGCCCAGGCCTACGCTCACTGTCATGTCGTAGCGCGTCTTCCACTGGCGCGGGTCAACCTCAACCCACTTGCCGCGCAAGCGAATGGTTTCCTTCTGGCTTCCGTGGCGCCTGATCAGGCCGTGAATTCCGATCATCAGCGGCTTCATGCCCTGCTCTGCAAATGCACGGGAAATCAGGTCAACACGCTGGCCCGACTGCTCGGACACGATCTGCACTTCACCTAGCGTTTTCTGGTTGCTCAGATCAGCGGAACCCTGGTTGTAGCGGCTGAATCCAGTACGGTTTTCCTTCGCCGAGTCCAGATATTCAATCATCGGCTGCACAATACCGCCGATTGGCGTGACCTCCGCCGACATAACCTGAGAGCGGACATCAATCCCGCCCTTGACGCGCACCACGCCAGCAATCTGGTTATCCAGCAGGTCGTCAAGGTTTACGCCTTCGCCCGCATACACCCGGTTGTTGTTGATAGTATAGATGTTATCCAGTGACTGCCGCCACAGCGTTGACTTGATAAGCTGAATCTCTGTGGTTTCGTCAGCCGGGCAGCGGCCGTAAAACTTGTGGGGCTGCGGGTAGGGGGTCCACGCGACGAATGGTACCTCTTCAACCTCTTCGTTCAGCAGCACAGTGCGCCCACACTTGATGACGCGCCGCAGTTCTGCGATTCCGTCGCCGTCCACGTCAATACGTAGGTAGGCATCGTAAAACAGCACCTCGCGCATGGAGGGGTCGGCATCCGCGCCAAGCTGCGAGCCATAGCGCGTTTCTTCCGCCAAGCGACGGGCAAGGTACTGCGGTGACATATTTGGGTCATCGCCCGCGTAATCGATCAGGTCATCATCGACATCAAAGCCCATTTCCCGGATTGCCGAGAGCGTCTTCTTTGTGACGTGAGCGACAAAGCGCGCCAACTTCGGGTTTGCCGTGAGAGCATCCCGGCTGATGCGGAATTCCTCGGGTGGGATCACCGCAAATTTTGCTTCTCCGTGCTCCTGGCTGATGCGCAGCACGCAATCATGCGTCAGGTTTCCGGCGCCGTCGTCAGTCTCGGTGTGCTCGACAATATCAACGCTGTCATCCTGCGCGAGCGACGCATATACATCATCAGGCACACCGAAATAGCGTTCGATGGTTTTGCGGGTTGATGTATCCCACCAGTATTTTACTACGCCGTTCTTCTGCAGCAGACCAGTTTTCACCCAGGAAATCAACTCATTGAATACGTCGTTTTTCTGCGTGACGACGAAATTCACATAATCTGTTTCTTGCTGCGCCGCCTCCTCGTCCTCCGGCCCTTGCGCGTTGAATTTGACAACATCGTCAGATGAAACAAACGGCCTCAGGATCAGTGGCGTAAGGCCCTCAACCACATCCCACACGTCCGTTGAAACAACGCGGCTACGCCCCTCCTCTTCAGTGCCAAACGGCTTGGCTAGGTAGTAATCCTGCGCTTTCGTCTGCTCGTGGGCAATCTCGGAGGAAAAGAAGCCAACCGCCTGCTTGTCAAGCTGCTCAATATGCGCCAGAAGCTCATCGTCTGTCATCTTGTGACGCGGCCGGCTGTTGCTTGATCCGCTCATGCTTCAGCCTTTCTTGGCTTGAGCGCGCTGCGCCCCTCTTCGAATTCAGCCGCATCCACGCGGGCCATGAACTGAAATGCAGCGGCGTCCACATGTGACGAACAGACGCCAAAATCAAACCGCATACTCACGCCACACACGGCGCAGCGATGCAGATATGTCGGGCACCCTTCAAGCGTTGACGCCATCATTCAGCCTTTCTCGGGCGACCCGGGCCACGCCTGACAACGGCTTCAGCGCCTTCTTCGGCCGGAGCGGCCTCGGTGATCAGCCCTGCGTCGCCCCTGGCCTGGCGTGCGCGCAGCTGGTTAATCTGGTCCACCAGCTTGCCAAGCCCGGCCGCTTCGCCCTCCTCTGCCGGCAGGGCACGCAGAGGCTCGGCCTGCGCGAGTAGAGCGGCGATCTGTTCGTCAATGGTCATACGATGAATTTTCGTCTTGGTAGCGACAGGGGCGCCAGTGTCGTCGGAGGCTCATATACCACACACATCATACCGAATGCATCGGCGCTGTGGCTGGCCCAGTCGTGTTCGGGGCCGAGGCCTATGCCGCGCTGCTCGTCGCGCTTCTCGTGATACCAGCCCAGTGCGGCGCGGCCGGCTTCGGTGGTCGCCTCATTGAACCAGATGGACTGGAACAGTCGGCGCGCCGCGTCGATGCGCTGGCGGGCGGCCCCCTTGCCCTGGTTCGGCACCACCGTGACCGTGTAGCCCACGTCACGGAACGCCTTTGCGTAGCTGGAATCATGCACCTTGTCCTGTGCGTCGCCGTCGTGCGGTAGCCATATCTGTGCGCGCTGCGGCGTGTAGCCGCTCTCGCGAAGCCAGGCGAAGTGCGCCGCCGCCGGCTGGCCGACTGCCTCATAGTGGTCGAGAACGCGGACCTCTTTGCCAACGAACTGATCGACCCACATCACAAAAGCGTCGGCCCGCGCACCGGTTCCACCGATGTCGCAATGCACGCGCAAGGTCATCAGCGGGTCAGCGGCCACGCGCCCGATGCGACCTTGCATCTTGGCTGCCAGCAGATCGCCAGCCCAGTAGGCGCCCGGCAGCGTGGTAGCGTGCCTGCCTTCCCAGACGTGTTCATACCGCTCTGGCCGCTCCGCCAAGTCGGCCGCCCGTTCGCGCTCCAGCTTGGCCGGGAAGCACGGGTTGTCGCGCCAGTTCAGCTCGACCACCTTCACGCGCGGGTTGCTGCTGTCGCGCCATCTGGCCTCTACCGGCGCCCCCTTGCGCTTCGGGTTCCACGTCACCCACAGCTCAGCATTCCAGCCCGCACCCTCTTCGCGCAGTGTGGGCGCGACGACTTCCCAGGCCAGATCAGTGACCGGCTCGGCCTCGTCCACCCATAACAGCAAAATGCGGCCCTTGCTCTTGATCGATTCGATATTGCGGTCCAGGCCGCAGAAAACGAAATCAATCCGCCGATCCTTGCTGCGGATGTAGGCGTCACCGATATCGTAATAGGCCGACAGCACCGGATTGTCTTGGATTGCGCGCTTGCACTCTTCCAGCGATGAATCAGCCAGCGAGTTCATGAACTGGCGGCCGCACAAGATCAGCCCGCGCACGCCGGCCTGACCATAGCGCAGGCCCACCACGGCGGCCATGGTCGCAAAGCTGCGCGTCTTGGCGCTGCCTCGGCCACCGAATGCGCCGCGAACATCGGCCTCGCCCTCGAACACCGGCAGCAGCTTGGGCGGCAACTCCACGAGCAACTCAGCCATTGCGAGCCACCATCGGTATCAGGCCGATTCTTGTCACCGCCTGCTGTTGCGACTCAGCCTGATCGTCAGCCATTTTGATGCGCTCTTTGTTCGCCGCCAGAAGGTTCAGCGCGATGTGGCTGCTGTCGTTCGCCAGCTTGGTCAGCACACCGACGTTGCGCAGGCTTTCTAGCGATGCCATCGGCTCAGCGTCATCAACCTTGGCAACCTCGCTGTTCGCCAGCGCATGCAGACGGTGCGCCGTGGCCGCGCCTAACTCTGCCGCGCCCGCCAGGCTGCCACTGATGTTGCGGAACTTCTCGGCCAGCGACACGGCCGTGTACTGCTGCGCGACAGGCAGCGCGGCCAGTGCTGTCTGCGCTTGCGCGAGTTGATGGGCGACTGCCCGCACCTGCGGGGTTTGCGGGGATACCTTTGCCCGCACCGTGGATTCATCGACACCGAACTCGCGCGCCAGTGATCTGACGCCCTCGCCAGCAGCATGGCGCCGCTTGACCTCATCCCACTGCTGGGGGCTCAGCTTCGACGGTCTAGCCATTCACGCACCCGTGCTGCCCAGCCCACCAGCCCCACGCGCCGTCTCCGACAGCTCCGCCACCTCGATCAGCTCGACCTCATGCACCGGCACCAGCAGAGCTTGCGCGATGCGGTCGCCCGGCTTGATGTCGAACCTGGTCCAGTTGTCGTTGCGCAGGCCGACGATGATCTCGCCCCTGTAGTCGCTGTCGATCACGCCGACGCTGTTTGCGAGCCTGATGCCGTGCCTGATGCCATGCCCCGATCGGCTGAACAGCAGCATGCACCAGCCCGGCTCGATCTGCACATGCAGGCCAGTGCTCACCGGTGCGGTTTCGCCTGCGTGCACAGTGGCCGGCGCGCTGGCGCAGATGTCCAGGCAGGCCGATCCATCGGTGGCGCGTGTCGGCATCTTCGCGCCCGGCCCGAGTTTGACGCGCAGCGCTGTCATGCCGCGATCCGGAACGATTCCAGCTGTGCGCCCGCAGCGATCGCCGCCTTCAGCCACTTCGGTTGCAGCCCACGCCCCGACCAGGTTTCGCCGGTCGCCGGATCGCGGTACTTCGGCGCCACCTTGACGCCAGTCAGTGCGCTCGGGCGCGGCTCACCCTTGGCTGCGCGCGTCACCGGCTTCCCAGTTAGGTCGGCCGCCGTGATGCCGTGCGTCAGCATCAGCTCGCCGATGCGCTTGATCACGCCAAACCGCTCCACTTCTTTCTCGGCCGCCAGCCGGGCATCTACCTCGGCCAGCTGCGCAGCCAGCGCGGCGCGTCGCTCCGCCAGCGCTTTGGGCGTGTTGTCGGCCGCCAGTGTTTCTGCGGCCAGTTCGTCAGTGATCGTCATATCCATGCGT